GTGCGTCGAATTTGTTGTTATCGGACTGAAGCCGTTTAAACTTCACGGTCCCTACAACGATATTTTCCATCACGACACGTCCATTCTCGACAACAAACGGATACGTGAAGCTGCCGTCAGTATTCGGATCTGCGATGGCGAACTGATTGGCAATGACAACAAACTGGCTCGAAGTTTGAGTAACATTTACGAACCAACCGGCTTGCTTCCAACTGTCACCGATCCCAACCCGTGCTAACGCAGCAATTCTACTTGAAGCCCCGCCGCTCCCCGACGTGGCCGTAAAGCGCAGAGATCCATTCGCGTTGATATCGTTGACCGACGCATTGACCTCAGTCAGCGCATTGGAAATGGCAGTCATATCGCCTTGGACGCCATCAACTCGGCTCTGAAGAAGTACAACAGTGCTTGCATCGGCCTTCGTGCCAAGGCTTACATTGATCTGCGTTAGTTGCTGCCCAATGGCGCTGTTTGGGCCTGTGGCAGTTAAGATATCTTCCTGCCATGATGCTTTAGCCGTTCCAAACGTGTTCGTAAGCTCACGTCTGATTGTCTGGACATTAGAATACGCATCCAATAGTCCACTTGCCGACGTTGTTGCGTTTTCCTGCGCCTGCCTTTTGAACTCACGCAAGTCATCTGTCATGTAGTTAACGAGGCCTTTGACATCGTCATCCAGTCGCGGAAAATCGACAGGGCTGTCCTCGCGTCGAGCGTCGAGAGTTGCCACCTTGACTGCAGCAGACCAAGCCACAGGACGAGTGCCCGAAGCCACCCTAAGCCTTGTTCTAACCCACCAATCAGTGATGCTCGTCAGACCATTCACGATCTGAAAGACGGTTACATCTTTGGTCACGAACGACGAGAATACCTGTGACGGGTCATTGTCGGGCCAATACTGGATGTCAACACCTTCGACAGTGATGTCGTCAATCGCATCCCAGAACAACCGAATGCCGGGATGCTCTTGACCATCAGCGCCAATTACCTTGTTAGCGACGGCGTTGAAGTTTTGGACCTCAGCAAGATAATCCGGATCGCCATTCGGCGTTGGAACAGGCGGATTTGTTGCATAAGCTGTCGGATCAAAGATACCGTCGCCAACCTCCTGCCACGAGATTGAAACATCGCGAACACTGTCGCTGCCCATTGCGCCAAGGGCTTTCGAATGAACCTGAAACTTGATCGTGCGGTTATAGCGAGCTGATACCCATTGAACCCACTGGCCAACCTGCAGTCCAAGGAACTTCGGATGCACGGTAAAGTTGCCGTTCGCCTGATAGCGTGAGGCCCGGATCGCGATATCTGCCAGACGGTCGCCTACTCGCGGATCAGTGACGGCAGTGTAATCCACCTTGGAAGCCAGTCGCTCGCGATCCTGAGCCAATGCAGCTGCATCAACGCGCGTGGTGAGCGACGTGGTTTCATAAAACAAGTCTGGGCTGACATAAGAAGCCGCAACAGTGTTGACCAGATCAGTCCGGGTGCGCGTTAACGACAGCTGGAAAGACTTCTCCCAAGCGATATCGTCATCAGTGATCGTCGCAACGACTGCCTGATTAGCGCCGACGATTGGATACTCACCTGTCACGCCTTCAATCCAAGATCCTGCACAAGCTTCGCGCAGTGGCGTCATATTGGTTTCGTGCGTAACCCCGTCGCCAGATGAAGCAATCAATGCTGCCGTATAGCGCTTGCTACCGTCTGACATGGCTTCATCGCAGATATTCATCGCGGTGAACCATTCAGACAAAGGCAAACGGCTCTGCGCAACGCCTCGACCAACGATCTTTTCCGTGCCGTTGTAGATGCCTAGTTCAAGATTATACATCATGACAGCAGGATTATCGGAGAAAGCCCAGCTATCCTGATTGTTTCTGCGCTGAGTTCCTGATCCACCAACCGTGCTGTCTTTTCGCGGGTCATACAATGGAGCGCCACGAACCTCGAACATAAGGCTCGGCGGCGAAGTCAGATTATCGGCCTCCATGCGGGACGTAACCACGACGTAGCAGATACCTGCCCCACGATGCGCAGAAGTCCAACGTCCCGAAGGATTAGAATTCGCAATTAGCTGAGGGTCGGCAGCTTGCTGCATCGTTCCCTGATAGAAGCGAACCCAGACTTCGCCACCTTCGTGGACGTTAAGAAGTTTACGTCCATAGGTTTGATCGGTTGGACTAAGGCTCTTCCACTCGCCATCCATCTGCACGCGCAAAAGCTCAACACAGCGGAAGTCGGAAAGCTTGAACACGTCCTGCACCATTCGGTTGCCCTTACCGAATGCATTGCGATAGACGTGATGCCCCATTGTGCCAAATACGCCGAGGCCGACTTCACGGACGAGATTTTCACCATATTTGGTTTCTGTGGCAGATGCCGAAGACTTGGGCGTCTGCTGAAAGATTGACGTGAGCGCGTATTTTGCGGCGACCAGAAGTCCGCCAAGCACAATGTTTGCAAGGACAGTACCGCCGAACAGCCACGAGCCAAGGCCAACAAGACCTGTCACAATAGAAACAGGGTCCGCCGCCGCTGGTGTTGCCAACAGCGCGAATAAAATCGCCAGAATGTAAAACATCAGGAAACCTTGAAGGCCCTCTCGGCCATTGTGCGTGGCAGGAAGCGCAAACCGTCCTCGCCTTTCACCGCGAAGCCGTATTCACAGAAGTAGCCAACAGTTTTCTCAAAAATACCAACGTCACCCCGCTGCGCCATCGCAACAGGCGTTTCCTCGAAATGATCAGCCAGAACGGCGCTTAAGCTGGAAAAACCCCGCTGTTTAATTAGGCGATAGGCACCTGCGCGGCTTTTGTATTTGCCTCGCACTTCAGATGCAGGATCGATGCCCGTAACCGCTTCAATCGCGTCGGATGTGGTGAGAAGACAATCAGACTTTCCCCAGACCAGAGGCGTGTTTATGTGCGCCTCCGTGACGGCCACGAGGCGTTTTTCCCATTCCGGATGTCGCATGGCGATCCTTACGGTGCTGTGATGTGGAAATTCTCTCGCTTCACCACTGAGGCATATTCGAAGAACTTGTCGCCCGGTGAAATGAGCTGCTGATCTTCGTGCGAGGCGGTGCGATAGCCGTCACGGTGATTTTCCAAAGCTGACGTCTCCACGTTGGCTTTGAGAACCATTTCGCCGCCATCCGTTTCGTGATCGATGGTGTCGATAAAACCTCGATACATCGGCTCGACGTGAAGCAGTTCGCGCGTGTCTGGATCAAAGTAGGCATCCGACAGAATAACCGTGCGGCCTTTGTAATCGACGCTTTCGATCTGGGCGAGCTTATCTGGCGTCACACCGTAATCCGCAGCGGTCGGCATGGTGATGGTGATCGGCAGTGCTTCGGCGCCCATCTGATAAGGCGGTTCTTCAATCGCAATCAGCTGGTTTGGAATGTACGTGTTGCCATTCCAAGTGAACTCGGACGAGCCGTTCCACATATACCAGAAGCCCGTGCCGAACTGGAATTCGCCAAGAGAGCGCACAACAATGCGCCCCTCTTCCAGCAATTGCTGTAGACGAGTTGGGAAAGCCATGAAGCCTCCTAATGATAACTGTGGGCTGGCTTTAGTGAAGGATACAGATGATTAACCACACCGTTTTACTTAGCTTTAAGCTAAATCCGACATTAAAAGATCATGAGAAAACGATCCCGCTCACCAATCGCAGAAACCGCAATCAGAAGCGCCATCCTTGCCACACCAATGGTTCTGGCAATGCTTGCTGTCTATTCGGCGTACGGCTCCGATAGCCGCATGACTGTTGCGATCGACCGGACAATTACTGGATCGATCAGCAAATCTCATCATTGATACGGCTCTACAAGTCGTCCATCACTTCGGCACCTCGATCAGCTGGAAAGATGCAGTCGGGCGCGGACCTTTCGACATCTGAAAGCTGTCTCTCACAAGTCGGGCATTCATTTCTGGCTGCTTGAAACGAGCCGTTGCGCCGGTTGCGATATAAGACGCAATCGGCTGATCCACCTTAACAGTGATCGTCGTGCTGACAGCTGTTGCGCCGCCACCATATGCCACCTGCAAGAACTGACGGTAATCACCGCTCTTCAGTGAGAACATATCACCGTCCATCAACTGCAAACCCGGAACAACACCTGTTAGCTGAACAGTGTATCCGCCTGTCACCGTTCCGCGCGATGCTGTGCCGGTGATGTGAGAATTGTTCGGATCACCCCAATAAGCGCGGGGAATGCATATATGCTTCGGACGATAGACAATCGTTTCCATGCCGCCCTTGGCAGCCGCAATAAAAGCCTGAAGCTGAACGGCCTCACTGGCCTTCATCGGTAAAGTTTCCATATCCACAGTGCGATAAGGATCAACGAACTCAACCGTCGAAATAACCCGACCGCCGAATTTTGTCTGGCTGGTCGGGTTGTTCAGCATTGGGTACGACGGCACGAAGCGGACGGTTGAGAGAAGATCGATCATCGCACTAACCCCCGCCTCGATGCCTGCTTACTGTCCCGCGCAAAACGCATCGGGCCTGATTTGTCGTATGCTTTGACGGTTCTTGTGCTGGCGCTCTGAGACACGTTCTCGACATACGAATGGAAGTTTCCGTCATTCTCGAACCGGGTCACAACATCCACACGCATCGGGCCTGCGGCTCCCGCTCTTTGTGGAGCGCTGAGTATCGGCATTGATGGGGCGCGCAGACTTGGTGTGCCGGTCGCAAATGCAGGCAATCGATCCTCATTGATCGCTTCAAGAAGCCCACGATGTTTTGCTGTCGAACGAGCGTTCGTGATGAACTCTTTGTTCGATACTCGCGCAAGTATGCTATCACTGCGACCAGTTCCAGGTCCACGAATGAGGCCGGGACCGAGTCGCGAAGGCGTTCCATTGGCAAACTTAGGCAGTCCGCCGTCTTTGAAACCCATGAACCCGCCGAACAGACTTCCTGACTTCCCGAATAGACCTTCGAAAAGGTTGTTCAACGTCATGTCCAGCAGCTTATCGATCAGCTTTTGTACTGCGTCGGTCAGGGCTTCAACAGCGTCTTTTCCAGATGACAGATCCGTCACCAATCCCTTGAACGCATCGAGCTCGGTGCTGCGCCATTCTTCGGATTTTTGCCTTAACTCGCCTTGCGCTTCGTTGAGCTTATTCGCTTCCGCAGTTGCGAGCGCCCACTGCTGGGCAGTTTGCGCAATCTGCGAACGGAGTTCAGGAGTGATGGCAATGCCAGCCTTTTGAGCTGCATTAAGCAACTCCTGCTCGGTGCGTGCCTTTTCAGCTGCGAAGCCGTAATCATCAATTAGTGGATTGATCTGGCGAAGAGCCTCAGTTTCCGCGACAAGTGCAGCTGTCCGGTCGTTAGCGTCCTGAACCGTAGTGTCGAATTTTTCAGCCGGTGTCTTTTTTTCTTTCTTCGGCTTCTTGCCTTCGGCGGTTCGGCTTTCCTGTGCGGCAAGGTTCGCTTTCGCGATTCGGTCGATAGCATCCGCTTCGAGAGCTATGCCATCTCTAGTGGCTGCGTCGCGAACTTTCTTGCGCTCCATTTCGAGCGCGTGTTCCTTTTTGCTGAGCGCCGCCAACCGCATCTGATCGCGTTCATACTCATTCGCAGCTTCACGCTGCATGATGTATGGATCTTTAGCTGAACGGGTCGAGCGATCTTCGATGGCATTTTGCGCACCGGATATCTGGCCCATAACCTGTTGGGCAATCGCCAACTGCTGGTAGAGCGTCGAGACACGATCAATCAACCCATCAAGGCCGCTCAGCGTTGTGCTAAAGCTAACGCCGCCTATCGATGCGAGCGCAGCGCGCGCCTCAACCGCCCCATCGCCAGTATCGCGCAGCTTTCTCAGCGCATCCTCTAAGGCTTTGCGCTGCTCAGATGTGATAATTTCCATTTTTTCGAGTCGATCAAAGTCGCTGATAACAGCGTTGATCTCCTCTTGCGCGACCTTGAGCCCCGGCATTTCGCCGTAGGAAATCGATTGCGCCTGTAATGCCGCCATTTTCTGAGCAGAACGGTCTAACTCATTGGCAAGGTCTTTGACTGGATCGCTGATCGGCGTGGAGCGAATAGCATTCATTCGCTCTCGAACTTTGTCAGTTGTAATCTGCATATTCTGCAGACCGGCAGTCAGTTCAATGATTTCGGTGCGCGCCTTGCTATCAGCATCATCATCCCAAAGCCTGATGACTCCACCAGACCTAGCTTTGCCCGCGATAGCATTCAGTTCGTCGCCTACCGCGCCAAAGTTTCCACCGTTCCGAATTCGATCAAGCTCATCAGCGATAGAACGAATCTTCTGTGCAGTTTTTTCTTTCCCCAATTTTTCAAGGGAAACAGCTGCACTCTCGATTCCTTCAGCAACACGCGGAGCCAGAAGTCCTAACGATTCCAAGTCCTTTTCGAACTTCTGTGACCGATTGGAGGCATCTGCTGCATTGGCAGAATAGAGTGCTAGGGAACCAACGACAGCACCGCCGATGATCATACCAACAGGGCCAGCAGCGGCACCAAGGCCACCGAAGGCTGTAGTAAGGCCACCCATAGTCCGGGCAGCTGCCAACGCCTTAGTGAAACTCGCCAGTGCAGTACCAGCAAGACCTAATGTACGGATCATACCCGCGAGCGAACGCCCCACTAGGGCACCAGCGATTACCGCGGCAACCTGCAAAGCGCCATCTGCAACCTTGTCGAAGTTGTCGGCAATCATGACCAGCGCTTCGGAAATCTTCGCAGATACGCCAGCTGCGCTGTCAGCATTGCCAACATACTGAAGCAGAGCATTATTCAGAAGCGTAAAGCCGTCGCCGATCGTCGCTGGCATGTCGGCCGCTTCCTGACGCAGCGTTTCCATCTGGCTCGATAGGCCGCGAACAATGTCGTTGCCCGTGATCTTGCCCTGCGAACCAAGCTTGCGCAGGCCGCCAACTGTCGTATCAAGACCAGCTGCCAACGCTTCCGCAACGCGGCCGCCGGATTCAATCACCGTATTGAGGTTATCGCCTTGCAACTTGCCGGTCGCCATAGCTTTGGCGAGCGCATCGATAACTCGTGCAGCTCGATCGCCCTTAGCTCCTGAAACCACGAGCGCATTGTTCAACGCCTCGGTGTAGTTTAGCGATTCATCGGTGTTATATCCAAGCTCGCGAACAGCTGTAGCATTGGATAGATAGCTTTCGGCTGTTTGGGTCAGATCCGAATACGTACGGCGAGCCATGTCGCCGAGACGGCCCATGACCTCGGTACCTTTATCGATCGACCCTGCGGCAAGATTGACGCGGGACGTCATATCCGTCCACGTATCAGTCATCTTGCGAAGCTGATCGACACCGAGTGCAGCGCCGATTCCGGCGAGCGGTGCCGTGAGGCCGCTAAACGAGCGCGTGAAAATACTATCCAGATTCTTGTTCATCTGGCGGGCGCGTCGTTCAATCGCATTAAATTGGCGATTAGAAACATCGTTGGCGCGGGCCAGGCTTTTTTCAAATGACTTGAAGTCAGCAGAAAGCTGAACAACCAGACTTTCGAGGTCGGTTCTTGCCATACTAAACGATGTCCTGATAAGAAAAAAAGCTCGCAGTCACGCGAACTTGGGGATGTGGATGAAAGTATTGGTCGGCGCGGCCTGCATCGCGGTTATCGCGTTCGTCGGGTACTATTTTTGGAATGAGTACCGGGCTGCGCAGTATGTTGCTGCGGCGCGTTCAGCTAGCGCAGAACAAGCACTTAGGGACTACGAGGCCGATTGCGATGTTTGGGTAAAAGCCCTGAACTCTTGGAAGAACGGCAGTCCGGACGGTCACGCTGATAGCTTTGCGAAAGCCCGAGGCGAAGTTGACCGGTGTCTAAACTACACAGTCGGACGGGCATGGCATGATAAGAACATCGGCGTAAAGTATTGGTAAGGCCAGCATCACCCAGCCTTAATCCAATCCCAAAGATCGTCTTTCTCGGTTTCTGAAAGCTTACCGGGCTCGTCTGGCGTATTCGCTTTGATGTAACCATCAAGCGCAGCCATGTATTGCCACATCGACATTTTGCCAACGTCTTGCGGCGTAAATCCTAGAACTGCACCGTTTCCGTAGATTGCGGCAAATCTGATCTTTCCATTGGGGAGACTGTCGAGTTGTTCCCCTCCTGACTTGCCGCCCCCGGCTCCCCCAATGGCTCTTCAGGCGCTCCCTGAAGGGCGGTTTGCAAAATAGCTATCGCAAATAAGAGATTCTCAGCCAAATCAGACACACGCTCTTTGACGTATCTCTGAACCAGCTTTGTGGCTTCAGGCGGCTTCAAACCGCCACCGATGAGCCCCTGCCTGATAACATCAGCAATCTCACCAGACCGGCATTGCTTGTTGTGAAGCCGCTCAAGAATAACCCAGGGGCCCGCATCGCAGGCCTCCTGGAGTGCTTCGAGTTCGCTCCACCCAAGGCGGAAGGTGTAATCATCATCCGCCCAGGTTAGCTCGATCGATGCGTCACGGCTCATTATGGTGTAGCCGGCGTAGATGTGCGAACCATAACACCGTCAGACTGCAAGCTGACATTCAGCGTCGCGCGCTGGCCGTTGGTTGCGCCCGCCTCAATGCTTTCAACATGCATGAAGCCGGTCCACGTAATGGTTTTTGCAGGAAATTCCCACTCAACCTTCACTGGAATGGATTCGAGACTGTCGACCGCATCTAGCCAAACATCGACGCTTTCAGCGGCAAGTACGCCTTCCCCACTGATACTCATCGAAAGACTGGTTGCATCGCGCCCAACCCAATCGACCTTATCAGGATCGGTACAGTCAGGAACATTGACCTCTTCGAGGCCCTTGTTGATTGTAATAGACCGCTGCGTGAAGCCGCATGGGTTTTCGTATACAATTGGGTCGGCATCGTTGCCGATAAGGACGCGGAATTTGCCGCCCTTGATAGTCGTTGCTTGAGCCAATGCGGCCTCCAACAAAAAAGGCCACCTATGGCGACCTTAAAAGAGAATGAGTGGTGAAATCCGACTGTGCGGGCTACGGCGTCTCGATGACTGCCGTGTACTGGAGTGACGCCTGATTGACGCCGGGAGCGCGGATGTAGTCAGTGCGCCAAGGATCGAAGGTGACGAGAGCATTTACTGTGAGCGGCGGTTCCCATCGTCTAAGTGCCTTGGTCACAGCGTCAGCGATTTGCCTAACCTGTTTCTGACTCGGCAGAGACGACCAGCAATTAATTTGGAAAATAACGTCAACCGCATCAACGCAATCGGCACTGTCATCAGAAGACGAAGCGCTGCCGAATGAAACATACGGATAAGTTGCGGCCGGTATGTTGCCATTCGGATCTGCGGGAGGATTGTCATAGACCTTGTCCGCGCCGATTAGCGTTGTCAGCGCAGCATTCTGCGATAACCGCGCATAGATAGCGGTTTGAAGTTCCCATACAGGGTCCATCCATCAGCCTCCTGCGGCTACTGTTTTTGCTGCTTTGGTGATGGCTCGACGAATACGGCGTTTTGTTTCTTTGTCTTTGGCTCGCCACGTCACGTAGAAGAATGGTTGCTTTCCCTGACCGGGGTTCTTTGTGCCTGGAAACATGCCTTTATTGGCAAAGCCTACCGTGCCAAACTCAACCCAGCGAGCGTAGTAAGCTTCTTTGTTTCCTGCAAAGATCGTGATTGTCCAATCAGCTGCAAGGCTGGCTTCGACTGTCGCGATCACCATGCTGCCTTTTGGTGCTTTACCCCACGTCCAGCCAATGCTTTCCCGTAGTGCGCCGTCATCTTCAGCAACACGACGTTTCATCATATCGACGATATCTTCAGCACCCTGCTCCATAGCCCCGCGAACCATGTCGCGAGCGACTTTCGGCAAGCGCTTGAACTTCTGTTCGAGTTTAGCAAGCCCCAGAATACGAGCACCGATAGCCATCAGCCACCGCCCTGCACGACAGCGCGCATTTCGATGTACTGATTAACTTCGTCCGGGTTGGCACATGACTGGATCTCGTAAAGAACACCGGTTCGCTTGTTCCTAGCCCGCCAAGACGGCGTAACGCCTCTTGTTCGCGTTTCGCTTCTGACAACGAGCGTATACGGCTGGATGCCCTGCGTACGGGACGCAATGTCCGTTTCGGAACCTAGGCGTGGCTGTAAACGAGCAGAAGTTTCGAACTTGTCTACCCACTCTTGGCTAGTGCCACCGCCTTCGTCCCGCACCGCTTCGCGCTGCTGAAAGACGACGATGTTGTTGAGCGCGCCTGCGCCCTTACGTTTCGCCATCCTTCTCACCTTTTTTCGGAGTTTTCAGACGTACAGCCTTGTTGCTTGCGACAGCAGAATTCGCGCAAGGTGTGGTGACACGCCCTGACCAGCCAGCCTTATATGCGATGGTGACTTGCGGGAGCGGCTTCCAGTCGAAGTCTTCGGAGAAGCGGACGTGGGGCATTACGGCACCTCTTCTTCAACCCGCCAAACTCGGTACGCCGAGAGCAGCGCTCGAACATGTCTCGGCAAAACTGCGTCTCCGCTGGATGCGGTGTCAGGCTCGCGATTTTCGTAAAGGTCTGCACCGACAAGCAGAATGGCCGCCGAAATAGCGGCATTAATGACGATGCCGTCAGCAAGTGACGGCGTTTGACCCGCCGCTACGACCTCGCGATCGAGGTATTCAGTGACCACAGTTTCCGCGGCGACGAGATAAAGCGTCAGCTCGTCGTCTTCGTCGTCGTGAAAAACACG